ACGTCTGAAGGAACTGTCTAATGCTAATTTGATTGAACGTTTAGATAGTTTATCAATTGAATTTGAAAAAATAAAAAATGAAATCCTTACACTAACATATCAGTTAGACTCAGTTGAAGGTTTGTACAATAAATTTCTAAAAGAATACCAATCAAGAGGAAATGTCTAGTCAATCTATATTATATCAGGGAACTGTTTTAGACAATAAGGACCCACTCATGCTTGGTAGAATCAGGGCTAAAATCAATATTATAAATTTACCTGATACACTGAAAAGTGTGGAGGATTGGAGTAATTCTGCCGATGCTTGGACTGAAAAAGACCCACTGATTTTTACTCCTTTAATACCCTATTTTTTGTATCAAGTACCTGAGGTTGGAGAACTAATTCAGATTATGTTTATGAATTTTGATTTTAAATTTCAAAATCAATTTTACATACAAAGTAATTTTTTCTCTCCAAGCTCATCTTTCTTCACGTACAATGCTTCAGGTTCGTACAATACAGGAACAGGTTTTCAAGTTAAACCCCCAAGGAACCTCAAGAAAAAAGACGGAAATTGGGATGACCCGACTGAGGCCGGAATTTATCCTGAACCACTTGACAATGCACTTTTGGGTAGAGGAAGTGCGGATGTGATTGTAAAAAAGAATGAATTGATTTTACGGGCGGGTAAATTTTCAGAACCACCTCAATCAAATACTGTTGCGGTTTCTAATCCGAACCGAGCTTTCTTACAACTTTCTAATTTTGACAGAACAAAGTCGGGTGAAGAAACTCAGAAAATTATTTCTACCACACCTATTACCTTGTTAGTAAATTATTTAATAGAATGGGTTATCAACAATCCTGAAAATAATGCAAATAGATTTAATGGTTCTGTATATCTATACTCACTGAAACCATCAGTTAAATACAATACAGATAATTTTACAGTGACCACAGAGGTTTCTGTTGCCGATAAATTTTTAATTGATACGGAAAATTTCACTCAATTATCGATGATAGACACAATAGGGTTTATAAATTCATATATATCAACGTGTAATCAAAGTAATGTGAGTAGGACGGGAGCTCAATTATTTTCTGAGTCAACAAATAAATTTCCGATTTTTTTCCGACCAACCGTTGAGATGTATAACATAATAAATCCATCTTCTGGTATATCAAACATAAATGTAAATTCGAAAAGAAATCTGAAAATAGTATACAACGGTACAAAACTGAATACCGCAGACCCGGGTGGTTATGGATTGATTTGGAAAAAAGATACAGTTGGATTACCTTCCAAGGTTCAAATTCAAGAAGTAAAAACTAGTAATTTTAAATACCAACCTAATACTTTGGCCGCTTTGGGTGGTCAAAAAATTTACCTATTATCGCAAGACTCTGATATTGAAGGAAAACAAAAAATAAATTTTGCAAATTCAGTTTACGGAATCGCCGAGTCTGCATTCACAGAAACTATACAATCCAATACATCAAGTATGGTTCGAGGTGAAGAATTACTCGAACTAATCAACTTGATTTATAACTTCTTAGTTTCCCATACCCACGCATATCCTGGTTTAGCACCTGTATCAAAAACTCAATCAGGAATCCAAGTAGAAGATTTGGACCGAATGATGCAAAGTGCAAGAAGAAAAATATTGAACTCAAATATTCGATTGAATTGATATTTATAAAGAAAAGTAATGTCAATTTTAAGGTCCTATATTGATAAAAATAATACCATTATTTCAAATTCTTACGTAAATACAGGAAGAAATCCTGTAATCGAATTGAACTTTGGTGCTTCTGATTTTGTAATACCCAACTACGGATTTACAAGATTTTTATTTGATTTAGATTTATCTCTTTTAATTTCAAATATACAAAGCGGAGTAATATCTACGGGTTGTACACCCGGTATAAGTGGTTTGACTCACACTTTGAAAATGACAAATACCTCATCATTTGATAATGAATTATTGAATACATTCATGTCAAACGAAAGAAGAAGAGCAACTTCATTTGATTTATTTTTGTTTAGAATCCCACTTTTCAGTGGAAACACAGGTTCAACACAACCTTGGGACGAGGGTGTAGGATATGATTATAATGATTTCAATATCAACCAAAATAGTGCTCAAGGTGGTGCGAATCCTTTGACATACGTTGACCCAAGAGCTTTCTCTACAAGACCTTCAAATTGGTACCAAACTTCGACTGTGGACAATTGGTCTGAGCCAGGAGTTTATAACAACAAAAATTTGGGTGTTGTAAATTTTTCAGCCCTAACAATCATAGACCAACAACATTTCGAGTTCGGTAATGAGGATATAAACATGGACATGACATCTGAAATAAATGGAATTTTAGATGGAACAATTACAGGTGTTACAGGATGGGGTATGGCATACTTTCCTCAAGTTGAAAATATAACAGGTTTGACAGACAGTTATTCGGTAGCTTTCTTCTCAAGACATACTCAAACGTTCTACCAACCATATCTTCTTACCAACTACGACGATTACATTAAGGACGATAGAAATATCTTCCTAAAAAACCAACAAAATAAATTGTATCTCTATGTATACCAAAACGGAGATTTGTCGAATTTAGACACGCTTCCGTTCGTTAGGATTGAAGATAGACTTGGAGTTGCTGTAAGTGGTATGGGTTCTCTAACAACTTGTTTGAGAACAAAAGGGGTATATGAGGTAATTATTCCTGATGGATTCACAGGAGCAACTCCATGTGAATACTTTGACGTTTGGTCCGGTCTAACTATAAACGGACAACCTTTACCAAATGTTACAAATCAGTTTATACTTCAACAATACAGTGCTGGTATACAAATAGGTTCACAATCAAAAGAACCTTCAATATATGGATTTGATTTTTATGGTATCCTCCAAAATGAACAAATTTTAAATACTGATATCAGAAAGGTAGGGGTGACAATTAAAAAGGCATACACAGGGCAAGTGCTGTTAGAAAATATCTCAGCATTTTATAGGGTTTACGTAAAAGAGGGCACCACAGAAGTCCAAGTTCAAGATTGGACTCCGATAAATAGAACCCCCAACGAGTATTATTTCATATTTGATATGAGAGACAAAATACCAAATCAATATTATGTTGATATCCAAGTGAACACTTCAGGTGAGAAGGATACTTATAAGAAACAATTAACTTTTAATATAGTAAATGTAAAATGAAACGTATAATTAAAATAACAGAAAAAGATATCACCAAGTTGGTGAAAAAAGTGATGAAAGAACAACAGTCACCTAATTATATGTTTTTTAGTAATTTAGAACAAATTAGAAGGCAAGCCGACTTATTATTACAATTAGACCCCAATACTGTTGACGAAATTTTGATGGCAGGACACGATTGGGCCGATGACCACATTACTGTTGCGAAGGAAAACATGGACCAGGTTTTTGATTTTATGATGAATGAAACTAAAACATCTAATTACCCTGAGGACAATTTGAGTGAGGGGGAGAAGAAAACAGGAACAAAACTTTGTGCAAGAGGTAAAGCAGCGGCAAAGGCCAAATTCAAAGTCTATCCAAGTGCATACGCAAATGGATATGCGGTTCAGGTTTGTAAAGGTTCAATGCCAGGATTGGATGGTAAAAAACATTGTTCAGGTTCTTATTGTTAATTTAAAATTTTCCCATATTTTTGTTTCATGGAAAAGAAAATTGTCGGTTACGTACCAAAATTACTCTACAAGGTTTATCTCTATCTTCAAGAAAAATTTGACCCACGTCCCGAAGTGACTTACGAGGAACAAACCTCCGTTGAGATTTGTAAGAATTTAATAAAAGAATCTGAATCTCGATTGACATTTGCTCCACGTTCATTGAAAAGGTTTATCAAAAATGATAATTTTGGAATGTTCATTGTGATACATCAAAGAACTTTATTTCTTATCAATCACGTATATAGTTACAGCGTATACATTGAAAATTCAGATTTATATTCTGAACTCATAGAACTATTCGACTCGGAATTAGAAAACAGAAGAGAAGTTCTCGAAAAAGAAATGAGAAGTAATATTCAACATTCCTTAGAGGATATTCTTAAAAGGGTGACTAATAATTCTCTTTAATTATTCTCCTAATCAATCTTTCCAAAGATTCCTTTCTTGGCATATATGAAGACATCGTCGGTTTATTACCTTTACCAACTTTAGGCTCCTTTTTTTCAGCATTCCTCTTTTTCTGACAGGCAGCTCTTTTTTGGGAATCACTCATTTTTGAAGCAACATGAACGGCTCTACATTTCGGATATGCCTTAGATGATGCATTTTTTCTACCACAAGGGGGATGTTTACCATTTTCCTTTCTACATATATTCACCCATGGACCTTTAGGTTGTTTACTTCCTTTGGGTTTTTTTTTCGTTCCGAACCACACGGCTAAATCTTCTTTGATTAGTTGTTCCTCCAAAGTTTGATTCACCAAATCAGCCACCTCAGGAGGTAAACCAGACATTGTGGGGTTCAAAGCAGACCCCTCTTCATCATTTTGTCCTGTGTAAAATTGTTTGAGATACATGTCCACCTGAGAAATTTTATCAGTTTTATTTTCGATTTCTTCTCTTTCTTCAGGTGACTCTAAATAATCACCATCCGCTTCTTCATAAGCCAATTCTGCATTATCATAATGATAAACTTTATCCGTGAAGGGGCCCAATTGATTGTCTTTCCAAATTTGAGGTGCTAACACTACAGGTACTTTGAATTTACCCGAGCTAGCTGATGTTGTAGCCTCTTTTATTGTTTTTCTCATTCCAATCGATTATTATTTATAAATATCTCAAAATTTAAATATGGAAACTAATAATCAACCAATTGGATACTTGTTTCAATCTATCGGATACAATTCTCCTATAGATTTAAGAAATTTAATAGACGATTTAACATTGGAACAATCAATTATTTTTATCACTAAATCCTTGGAATACGCATATGAAAAAGGTGCTTTCACAATGATTGAAACTGAACTAATATCTAAATCTTTAGCGGTTTTAAACTCTGAAATTTCAAAAAAAATAATAGAATAAAAAAAGGGTCCCGAGGGACCCTTTTATATTTTTGGTTAGACCATATTATCTCAACTCTTTCAAATCGAATGTTCTAACACCATCAACTGTGATTCTACCATAGAATCTGTTGTTCACCATTTTCTTAGCATATCTAGTCATGATACCTTTGATTGGTGTGAAGTTGAATGGATTATACATTGTTGGAGTAAGTTGTAATGGTACATATGGTGCGTAGATGTAACCTGTGTCAAGAAGCGATGTTCCTTTGTGTCCAATCAACACTTGGTTTGGTGGGAAGTAAGGGTCTCTGTAAACTTGATATCTACCAGCGAGAGTACCTACTCTTTCAATACCCATGTTATATTGGTCCTGCTCAGGAGCCGCGTTTGAAACGTGGAAATATTCCAAATCATCAAAAATTGCAGAAACCTCAGATGACACAACAATCCAGTTAGCACCACCTCTCAAAGTAGATTTGTGAATTTGTGCCGACAATTGGTTGATTGCAGTAATCAAAGTTTGATTCCAGTCTTTTTGAGTATAAGAAACAGCACCAGTACCGTTACCTAATCTCTTCCATCCGTTGTAATCCCATCTCAAGTTCCAAGCCGCACCTTTTCTGAGGTCTCTCAAGATTTCTCTGTCGATTTCAGCAGCAACTTGCTCTGACAATAAAGCTGTCAATTCAGCTTCAGCGTCAATGTTGTGGAATGCCGCGACGTCTTGTGCCATTTCAGGTGACCATTGAGCTCTCAATTTTCTTTCAGTTACAGAAACTGTCACTGACATAAGGTCGAATGAAACCTCACCAATCTTATCTTCGAATTCTAAGTTCTTATAGAGTCTATAAGTTGCTGTAAATGCGTTGTTCGAATCAGTGTTAGATGAGAATGTTGAACCTGTATAACCGTCCATAGATGGTCCACAAGTAATACATGTTGGAACTTGAAGGTCGATTTCCAAGTAAATGTTGCCATTCACATCACAAATGTTATCATACTGACCACCATCAGTTAAAGAATTCGGGAAGTCTAACCGAGCATTGTTGTCACCGTATTCTACGATACCCTTACCATATCTTTGAGTTACTACTCTGAAAAGATAAGGACCACCACCCGCAGTAGTTGTGTTGCTAGAAACACCATAAATTGTCAAATCAGACAAGAATGCTTCTGTGTCAATTGGGTTACCATCAGGACCAATCAATTTACCAGCAGCTGCTTGTGCGAATCCACTCATGATTACAAGAACTTTTCTGAAGTTACTTGCTGAGTTACCTACAATCGGAGTAGTTGTGTTGTAATTGCTTGGTACTAAATTCAACGTAGTATTATCCCAAGCTGCTGTAACAACTGATGTAACTGCCGATGTAATTGTTGAGAATGAACCTTTTGAGTAGTCAAATAAACCTGGTGGGTCTAATGCTGGTTCGTTACCTTCATAAAATCTATCATAAAGGTCTCTTCCATCGTTATAGTTATAACCTTTATTTGGTGAATCAGGACCATCTGGTGCTCCATAAGGTGCGTAGTGCTCTGAAAGACCTGGAAGTGATGGAGTATCACTATAGCTCTGAATGTTAGGTACAAAATAGAACAATTTACCGATTGGTAAGTTCATAGCCTGTACAGATACGATATCGTTAGCTAACAATTTAGAGAATACTCTTCTAACGATAGGGAAAACCACAGTTTCAAACGCACCTGTGTCAGATGTCGTTGAAGCTTCGTTTATCAAATAGCTAGCTTGGTTTTCATAAAGCTGCGCGATATTTTCTCTCATGTGACCTTTAAGACCCTCTAAGAATCCTAATTTGTCCCATTTTCCGATTGTGTCTTCTTTGATAACTTTAAGGTGTTTTAACCCGATGTTACCAACAAGACCTGATTCTAATAATGCTCCCATTGTAGTATTATTTTATTTTTTTGATTTATTTTTAGTTTATCTTACTCATCAAATCTTTCATTCTCAAGAATTGAGGATTTTCGTAGGTTTTTGACTCTATAAGATTCACTGCTGAACCT